CCAAGATAATCTTTCAGTAACACTTTTTAGAGGAGTGAAACGTCACCCCAACAACGTAGGTCACTATAGTCTTGGTGAGCATTGGACAGATGACCCAGAAGTAGCAAAAAGTTTTGCAACTGTGGGAACCTTTCCTAACGAGTATGACCCTAGTGAAGGTCATGGCACGGTCATCGAAGCAAACGTGCCAAAGAGCAGCATTATCCAACCACATACCAAAGAATGGGAAGAACGTGGTGGAGGAGACGTAGACAGCGGTTTAGGCATCTTTGGTCCTGATAGTGATGAAAAAGAACACACAGTTAGATTTGGCTCTCAAGTTCAACTTACTAAGTTGCATCATTTTCATAAAGGACAGAAGGTTGGAGAACTTCCTCCTAAAGATGAAATGGGAATTGTATGAGCGCCCAAGATAATCTTTCTCCTAAACAGTTCATCGATGTAGCACGAGGCGTTAAATCAGAAAAGCCTGAACAACCTCTTGGCAAACACTGGTCATCAGATGATGCCGTTTCTATGATCTTTGCAGACCCTAACATCCATGATAAATCCACCGTCCTCTTTGGAAAAGTGCACCCTGACTCAGTGGTGAATCCTGGAACATCAGAGTATGACCGCATGGCAGAAAATTATGCAATCCACAGTCCTGATAGTATTGAGAAAGAAGTGACAGTGCGTCCTGGCTCTACTGTGCATGTTACTGGAGCAATGCGTCGCACTAAGAAGAGAGACCGCATGATTACTTACACACCTCCAAGAAAGATGAAGGCATGAATAATCTTTCTCCTAAGCAATTTGGTATGCCTGTTCCTTCTAATGTTGATCAAAAATACTCTGGTGGCAAAGGACACATAGAGGGTGACGAGTCACATAGCGCAACAGGAATGGTATCTGTTCATGCACTAAAGCCATTGATGGAGTTTGATCGTGCGGGTAAGCATGCAGATTCACATAGTGCACAACGCATCAACGAGATTGCTGCAGATATTAAATCTGGTAAAGGAATTACTAATCCATTGATGATCGCTTATGACCACAAGAACAAGTGGGGCGTCTTAGGTGAAGGTAACCATAGACTAGCCGCTGCAATACAAGCAGGCATCACGCATGTGCCCGTGAGTGTGTATCGAGACTCTGGCTTAGGTTCTCGCAAGAGGCAAGGCGTTGGTGGACATCTAGCAATGATCACTGACTTTGGTCGTGGAACTCCTCAGACAGAAGATTACGTTCCTACAAACATTCATCCTGGACACTTCAAACAATTTATGTGATAGGTTGCGGTCATGATCGTGACCTTAACCAAAGAAGAAGTACGTGCATGTGCAGACATTGCACTCAACCGCTGGATGATGAAGTGGGGATCAGTAGATCGCCCAAACTATGCTGGTGATAACAAAGCGAAGTTAGAACCTGAGATCGCTGCAAATGTTCGCTCTATCGTTGCAGAATACGCAGTTGCTAAGTTATACAAGCAGCCACTGACATTTCCGTTCTATCCTAATGAAGAACATGCATATCGCAAAGACATCGCTGATGTTGGAACTAACATCGAAGTGAAGTCAGTTCGCACTAGAGATGAGATTCCTGTATTTCCCAAGGACATCCGTGAAGGATTCCTTCTCGTGGGCGCACGGGTGCTCGACCGTGATTATTACTCACAAGTAGAGGTCTACGGCTGGCTTCGTATGGAAGATGTCCAACGCAACGAGTGGATCTATGCACCAGAAGGCTCTTGGCGCATCCCCCTATCAGAATTCAATGACACCATCCCTGAACTGGCTTATACTCACTAAATCAACTTTAAGGAGTAATAATGGCATTAGGTAATGTAGGAAATCCCGTACCTCCAGTAACAACTGCACAACCAGGAACAGCGGCTCGTATGATTGAGGTTGCTCGCTCACAGGTCGGCGTTATTGAAGGTCCTAAAGATAACGAAACAATTTATGGAGCCTTTACCAAGGCTAACTTCCAAGCATGGTGCGGTTCGCTCATGATGTGGTGTGCAGATAAAGCAGGAGTAAAAATTCCTAACACTGTCTACACCCCAACAGGTGCAGCAGCATTTAAGAAGGCTGGAACTTGGGCAGATGCAGCAGACGCTCATCCACAACCAGGAGACCTCGTCTACTTCTCATTCATCCCACATGCTCTTCCAACAAGCCCAATCCAACATGTAGGCATTGTTGTCAAAGACAACGGCGATGGAACCGTAACAACTGTAGAAGGAAACACTACTCCAGACTCAAAGCCAAAGGGATCACCTAACAACGGTGGCGAGTGCGCTATGAACGTCCGTGCTTACAAGGTTGACAACAAGCGTCATCTCTGGTGTTCAATCGTGGGCTTTGGCCGTCCTGTCTACGCAGGAGCAACCAAGTCTGCCCCATCCACTCCACCAGCCCCTAAAGCCATCCCACCGTTCCCAGGACAGATTAAACCAGGGGACAAGGGTGATTCTGTCAAGTTGATTCAACAAGCCCTTGATTTGGACGCTGACGGCGATTATGGCCCTGCTACCAAGAAGGCTATCATTGCTATCCAAGACGATAGCCCAGACCTAGATTCTAACGGAATCGTAGGCCCAGGCACTTGGAGCGAGATTATGAAGCATTTGGACTAATCGGACATTTCAGACATTAGTCACAGGCCCCCCAAGACATGATAATCTTGGGGGGTTCCTTATTAGGGGGTAGAGATGACGACCATCGTCGGAGTGCAGTACAAAGATAAAATTGTTCTGGCCGCAGATAACCAAGTAACTGGTGATGGCGGAAGACGTTACAACCACCCTGACATGAAAAAGATTGCAGAACGTGGAGCATTCCTTATCGCAGGAAGTGGCGAAGTCCAACCTTGTGATGTTGTTCAGCATCAGTGGACTCCACCAAAGGTCACTGCTAAGGATAAAGAAGACCTTTATCATTTTATGATCACCAAGGCCATGCCTTCTCTTCGCAAGTGCCTTACTGAAAACGGGTATGACTTCAATGAAGGTAAAGGAGATGGAAAGTCTGACGAAAGTCGATTTAACTTCCTCGTTGCTGTTGGAGGAGAACTCTTTGATGTGGCCGATGATTTATCAGTTTGTCGATCAGGTGACGGTATTTATGGTGTAGGTTCTGGCTCCCCATACGCAGTGGGGGCGCTTCATGCAGGAGCAAAGCCTAAAGAGGCCATTGAGGTCGCATGCAAACTTGATGTCAATACATCAGGTCCAATTCAAATTGTGGAGCAATACAAATAGTCTGATAGGGTATTCACATGGAACAAGAACTATACAAATCAAAGAAGCAACTTAAGGCTGAAGAACGCATCGCTATTCGTGAGCAGTTCCTTGGTGAAAAGAGAGTTGCTGAAATTACCAAGCGTTGGGAAGATGCTCAGGTTACCGCTGCAGGATGGCAATCCGTCCTAGACTATGCCGTAGACCAGTTTACTCAGCACAAGACAGAATTAGAAGAAGAAATGATTACAGAAACAGAAAAACAGATTGTAGAACGCCAAGAACAGATTAAGTCATATCTCATGACTGAAAAAGATCTCTATTTAGAGAGTATGGGAATACAGGCTGACTGATAATAGGGGGTATGCCTCTAGGTCGTCAATTTCGCAATACCTTTCATGAAGGTGCCAATGGTGCTGTGTTCCACACAGACCCAGCCGTTTTGCCTGCCGACGAACAGTTAGCGCATCCTAGAAGCCGTCCTATCCGAGGTGAGACCCCTCATGCAGGTGTTGCATATCAGGGAATGCTCTTTGATCCTCATGCTTTTACTGGACATCCTAATGACCCTACAGTTCCTGAAGAAGAACGTCGTGGCGCAATTCGTGGCGCATTAAAACTTGGTGCAGAAAATAAAGTTGAGTACGGCGTAAACAAAGTTCCTCAAGGAAAGCAAGAAGGATACGACAAGGCTATTGAGAATGCTGGCCACGTATCGGGTATTCCAACTCATATGTTTAAAGATGATGTAAATGTACCTACTATTGTTAAGAAATCTTTGGGACGCAACACGGGCGGAGATTACCATGCTCTTGGTGGTCGTCACGCAATCCGTGTCAGAGAGGGTTTTTCTTGGAACAAGCCTGTACTTAGTTCTGAAGAAGTAACAGAGCCAGTTGTTAAAAAAGGACGCACTCTAATAAACCCAACTGGTGTTGACATGTTGAAAAAAGATCATGCAAATACTTACTCTGGAGGTAAGGGAAGAATTTCGGCCCCAGACTACGACTATTGGAATTCTGTAAAAGATCGAGTTTCTCGCAACGGCCTTGTTCGTGATCAAAATGGCGAGGCATCTCGTGAAGACTTAGATAACTTACCAGAAGGTCATGGAGTGACTTTGTTTCCTGGAAAAGGAAAAGAAACAGATGAGTACACAGTACATCCAGTAAAGGTTCAGGTAGGTCATACAGATCGTTGGAATGCGTCTATGAAGACATATCATCGTCGTGTTGAGAAAGTTCCAACAGGAGAGACTCGTACCTACACAAAGAAGACGTTTGATGAAACACCTACTATCTCTTCAGGAACTCTTGTTCATGAAGTAGGGCACTCAATTGATCCAAACGTAGGAGTCAGGGGCGGTTACAACCGAAGTGGTGCAGACACAGTAAAAGAAGCAACTGCTGATGGCTTTGAAGATCGTTTTCATCTCCATAAAGATAATTATGAAGAGGCGCTACATCCGTCACCAGAACGTGCCGCAGAGATGAAGGTTCACGGGTACACAGTAAAGAGCGATAGAGTTGCTGACAATGATATAAACAAGGCGTTGTACGCTGCAGTTCGCCAACATGTGTCTATGGGTGACAAAAACTTTAAAGATGTAGAAGATCGTAACAACCTTTCTTGGCAAGCACACAATCAGCCAATGGGTCATGGTGGAGTATC